GCGGTGTTGTTGTAGCCGGTGGTGTTGTCGTAGAGCGCCTGAAACCCATTCGCGGTGTTGTCGGAGCCGGTGGTGTTGTCGTAGAGCGCCTGAAACCCATTCGCGGTGTTTTGGGAGCCGGTGGTGTTGAAGTAGAGCGCCTTAAGCCCATTCGCGGTGTTTTGGGAGCCGGTGCCCGTTAGATTTCCCGCTCCACCAGAGTAGTAGTTATTTAGCGATGTCTGTGACTGTAGAGCGGGAACCCCATTTAACAAAACACCGCTTGAACCGATAGTTGTAGGTGTTGTAGCGCCAGCCGCGACGGTGCCTGAGAACGATGCGCTGGTGCCGGTGAGTGGGCCAGTCAGCGTGCCGCCTGTTGCGGGTAGATTCTTCACCCATCCAGAGGTTGTGCATTTGTACTCGACATTATTCGTCGTGTCCTGATAAGACTGTCCCCACTCTGCGCCATAAGGGTAGACGGTGTAGTTTCCGCTCTGTGTGCAAGTCATCGACGGCGCACCAGAACCGGAAAGCAAATTCCATTGAATCTGATAAGTCGGGTCAATCTGGGTCTGAGCAAAGCAGTTGATAACTGACAAGATCAGGAAAAGAAAGAGCGGGATTCGTTTCATGCTGAAGTCTCCTTGTGGACTAGCTAACTGGTTGGTTTTTTGTTCCCATTACAACCGTAAGATTTATGCTTTCGCAGTTTGCCCATTGTCCCGCTGTGAGTAAGAAACTCCCATCAGACGTTGGCGTGAGTGGTGTCCCGCCGATGTTTGCGGTCAGCGTTAGTTGCATATCGTAGACCCCCGACACGCTGAGGGCTGATTGCCACTGACTCAGGACTATATCTTGCTCAATGTTTGCCGCGAGTGTCAGAGCGAGGTTCTGAGCCGCCGCAGTGATACCAGCAGCAATGGTTGAGTAACTGGCGTTGGCGTAGAGCGTGATCGCTCCGGTCACAGTGTAATCAACTTCGGTCACAGCCGAAACCAGAACAGTGTCGCAAAGAGGACGCACGGTCTGCGCACTGAGAGCCGATTGAACAGCGGAAAGCAGCGTGCCAGAGGCGATGCCATCGCTGTTTGGGGATGCAGACGGTTGCGTTACGGGTCCTGTCAGGACGTAGACCTGCACCGTCCCTGGCGTTGTTGGGTTTGTCGGGACTTGGGCGTCAACGATGGTAGAACTCACGTCAAGCGCAAGAGATCGGTACTGTCCAGATGGTCCAGCAGTTGTGAGGTTGTTTGGGGCCGCCTGGATGCGTGTTCTGTAGTGGTTGTCTCCAGCAGTCGTTCCGGCTGGCTCACCCGCCGTTCCGTTGGCGGTCGTCGTCGTGTTGGCGACGGCAGAGACAAGCGGGAAAGAACCCATCAGGACACTTACCTGCCCGGCGAGGTAGCCGTTGCCGCTAAGCCCTGCCGTCGTGCATTGTGCCGCCACAGTGCCAACCGTCTTCCCGGCAGCAATCGTGAGCGCTGAGGTTGTGGCGAAGATGTTGAGGCCGTCTTGAGTCCCGACCTGTGTGCCAGAGGCTATCGTAGTGTCGGATGACTGCGCCGCAGTAAGGGTGAACTGTAGCGTCGTCGTGGCGTACTGCGCGGGGAGCCTGGTGCAATCCAGATACTCGCCGAGGTAGTCCAGCATCGGATAGACAGCGAACGCGAGCAGGTTCTGAAGGCCGCAATACTGTATCGCGTTCCGGACCAGAATCTCTCGATAAGCGTAGAGGTTGATAAGCAACTGCTCGACTTGGGCCGGGTAAAGAGTCCTGCCAGTGTAGGACTCGAACAGCGTCACCATGTCGTTCAAGACCAGCGTTGCATCAAGTCCGTCAGTGTCGTTGACGAACGAAGGCGTAGGCAGGTCAACAGGGACCGTCTGAGGGGTGCCGGTGGCGGCGGGGAATTGTTGGTTCGGAATTACTACCGGCATTTAAGAAGATCCTCCCACAGATATTGTCGTGCTCTCTGTGCCTATCGTAGTCGTGGTAGAACTGCTCGATCCCATGTCCGGCTGCCAGTTGATTGTCACATCGAGAGCCCCGATGTTCGTTGTGCTGGCTACTACATCGACGCTCTCAAGGGTGATGCGTGGCTCCCAGTCGGCAATAGCGGCAGAGATGGCGCCGACGATAGCCGGAATTGCAGCGGTGAGCGGGCGGTCAAGGAACTGCGTCAGGTCGCATCCAAACGTGGGGCGGAAAGGATCTTCGCCGGGAATGGTGCTGAAGATGATCTGGAGCGTCTGGTGAACATCGCCGAGGGCTTGACAGACTTGTCCGAGTCCTGATCCCGCACCGCCTCCAGCCGTCGAGTCAAGCATCAGCTCCCAGCTCGATGACTGGATGTTGGTGAGCGTTGCGTATGGGAAAGTCGTTGCCATCAGTTTGACACCTTCGTCAGGACACTCTCAATCGTGCTTGCCGTCCATGGCGTTGTCGGCGCACCGGTCACTCCACCTTGCGGGTCCGAGTGCGTGTGCGCGTTGAACGCTGTCACCAGTTTACTCACCAGTGCCAACGCATCCGCCGCTGCGCCGCCATTGGTAAGCGAAATGCTACTTGCAGCCTGAATCTCAACATTGCCCGATGGATCCAGTTCAATTTTTCCTCCTGATGGTTGGCTCAGAACCATCTGCCCACCGGCCCCGAGTGTCACCTGGAGCTGGTGCGTGCTCGTGTTGTAGTGGATGATCGTCCCGTCAGAGAATTGCGTGTAGCGGTCGGCCGGTGTGAGTCCTGCTGGCGCCGAGTCCACCGTTGACGGGACCCCACCAGTCACGATGCCATTCTCATCCCACTCATCCATGACCACGGACACCTGCTCGCCGAGGTCCGGCTGCCAGAAGTCTTTGTCGTTCATCGTCTTCATGACCTGGACCGGCAGCCACCATGACAGGACATTCGCCTGGTCGGGGAACTGCACGCGCACCCGGTATGGCGGCACAGACTCAATCTGCGCAACGATGCCCGTCCTGTAAGGCGGGTGGAACTGCTCCGTGTATGGTCCGCGTACCGAGTCAGGCATCTACTCTCCGTAGTCGTCCGAGGCAAACTGTGTTGCTGCCCCGGTTATCGTGGTCCTGAGTTCCAAAGAGGTTTTGTACCCGTTCCTGTCCAGCCGGTGTTTGCCCTCATTGATGATCCATTTTATCGAATCGAGCGCCGTGCCAAACCCCGAGAGCATCACCGGATTGCCGGCCCGGTAGACCATCGAGCCAGGGATGATGATCTCGCCCTTCAGGACGTGCATATTGGCGGCGTGGAGATGGGCTTGCGCGCGTAGGGTGGCTTGCTGTGCGTTCTCTATCCGTTCCCGGACTAGTAGGGTGTCCTGAAGCCCTAAGTCAACGCCCTGGGTAGCTGTGGCCGCGGCGTTGGCCGTTGCCTGGAGCAGCTTCTTCGAGTGCGGGTCGAAATACATCACCACGGCCTTCTTGTAGGTCTTGTCGCCGTGGTGCTGCTGGTGAATCCTGAATCGCGTGTTGTCGGTCTTGTAGATGTACTGCGCATTCTTGTCTTTGAGGTCCGTGATTTTCTTCGCATCCAACTTCGGGCGGCTGTAGAAGACGAGTTGATCGCCGCGGATGGTGAACTCGTAATTTTGCCCGTTGGCAAGCCTATGCAGAAATGCAAGGTCACTCTCCAGTCGTTGGGTTATATGCTGATAGGGAACATCTGGATTCACCGCGTCAATTGAAACACTCATCCCATACTTCGCGGCGATGGTCTTAGCTATCGATGTAAGAGTCTGGCCTTCATAAGGCTGCGAATATGAGGTCCTGATAGCGTGAGTCACCCCGGCTTGAATGGCCCTGATCAGGAACGTGTCTGGCGGTCCCTCTGCCTCCCACTCATCCACTTCGAAGTTCCCACAGGACACGAGAGACTGGCCTTGATAACCGATTGACAAGCTGAGTGCGGTCCCGATGACTGGAGGATTGTTCGCCCATGCACGCGCCGAATCTTCCACCTGAATCTCCAGCACGTTGGCCTTGCCGCCGATAGCTTCGTCGTAGTGGACGTGTTGGGAATGGGTCAGCAGATTGCCAGCGACTTGCGTTCCGCCGTACATGATGTTCCAAGCCGGGATTTGAACGGATGCGCTCATTTATCGATCCGCGAGTTTCTTTGCCCTTCGGATGATGTTATTTTCAATCACAATAGCATCTGGGAAGACACCTTTGTGGTATAGTACACCAAGAGCCTTATCTATTTCCGGAAAACACAGTCTTTCACAGTTGAGAAGCGCCGCCACATGGCTACTCCACACCTATTCCCCTTTCAGAAACAGTGATGAACCGATCAATTCTGTACCTGTTACAGGCAAGGTTTCACCTGTATACTTGTTGAGATAGCATGTTTTCTCTATCACGGCAAATCCTCCGGCATCACAAACTGGTAACCTTTACTCGTCAAAACGGCGAGGCTTCCTGCTGGCGCAGAACTGATGTCAACGCCATCCTTTTGGGCTTCCTCTAGGCTCACGACAATCGAATTAAAACCGAGAGAATATCCCATAAACACATCATTGAAAAACTCGTCGAAATCTGGGGGCTTTACAGATACTATTGCTGGCATACTTCCTCAGTTCTTCCCTTCCTCTTGAGCAGCCCCAACAACAACAAAGTCTACTGTGATAGCGAATACAGCGAATCCTGCCGATACTAACCAGTGGTGTTGGAAGTCGCAAAAAATCCCATATCTCACCGCTGGTGTCCATACAAAAAGGGCACCCAAAATTCCGAACATGTATCCGCCAATTTTGATGCAGTTTATTCTCATGGCTATCCTCCACAGAATAAAGTTTATCAAACTCTACGGAAATGTCAAAAGGTTTGTTTACCCCCACGGCGTCGAACTGGTTGTGCTGGTCACTGGTGTAATCAGCGGGACGAATACCTGCGTGCCTTGCGCCACGATGTCGCCAATCGGAATGCCAGGGTTGTTCTGAATCAGCGGCTCAACCTGTGTGCTATCGCCGTACATCTTGTACGCTATCGCATCCCAGCGTTCACCTTTGGAAACGTAGATGATCCCCGAAGATGGCGCGGTCGGATTCACGTACTGGCTGATGAGCCCCGGCGTCAGGACTCCAAGACCACCGTTTGGAATGACTACATTCGGCATTTAGGCAGCCCTCGCAATCGTGCTCAACGGGACATTCGTATACGCCGTCTGTGCCGGTATGCCTGAAGGTGAAGCCGTGGCAGGACTCACGACAAGCGTCGAGCCGGCCGCTGCGCTCTGTGAGGTGGTGAGCCCTGGGGGATTGGTGTTGATTGTCGAGTTGCCGATGGTCCCGACCGTCATGGTGTTGCTTTGGAGCGTAGACGGCGCCACATACTCGGTCAGTTCAAGGTCCATCTCGGCGGCAATCACCGATCCGTCGTCTGCCATCCACCGCTGTTTGAGCCGGTAGTTCGAGATAACGAATATCCCGAGTTCAACTTTGCTCCCAAACACAAATCTTTGCGGAACGTGGAAGTCGGCAAGCTGAGTCAGTGCGTTGATAGCCGTCTGAGGCTTGCACCAAAAGTTATGCAGGTAGATTGACAGTTCAACGTGGCGGAGGTTGTCGTAGATCCACTGCAACACGGGAGGAGCACCGATCACGTTGATCGCTTCGTAATGGTACTTTTTCTCGATCTCCAGCTTGGTAGGACTGGCGAGAGGCTGAAAAGTGATTGGTCCGAAGGCTGCGAAGAATCTTGACCCATTCGACATTAGCGGCCTCCCCCCAATTGCTTCCGGGCATTTTGCTGGTTATACTGCTCAATCGCCCGCTCAACCATATCTCCCATTGCAGCAGGGTCCATCTGCTGGTTTGGAGGATAAATGTTAATGTTCGGTGTGTTGTTTACAGTCCCCGCACCCCCCAATGTGGAAAATGGTGTGGTATTAGCGAACGGATTCGCCAATCGCGGTGATCCGAACGCCTCAGTAGACCATCCATAATTACCTTGTACGGGAACTGCGATAGGCCCTTTCCAACCTTCCAATACGGATGTTTTCTCTTGCATCCCTTGATAGGCTTCAAATCCAATGGGGTCATGCCTCTGCAACCAGTGGCCAGCACTCCATCCCATCATCCCCCCAGTCACCGCCTCTCCAATAAATGGAAGAAATCTTGAGAGTCCTGCTGCCTCAGCGGCTTTACTCCCGCCATACATTGCTTCCCGAGCAGACAGCGTCTTTGTCGCCGCCGGGAAAAAACTGCGCGCCCACCCATAAGCGGCGGCGCCTCCGAGACCTTTCCACATCATCGGCCCTAATTTTACTGCCGCTGCTAAAATTCCCGCTCCTACTCCAAGCTCCAAACCTCTTCCGGCAACTTTCGCCGCAGTCGGATGCTTATCGGAAAACTCGTTCATCTTGTTTATAATTTCCGTCATCTGGTTAATGTCGGTAGTCAGATCAGGAAGGATACGAGTCCCGATGGACTCCTTGAATTCCTGCCATGCGCTTTTCATTTCCTGCATGTGCGCATCAAAGGTAGCAGCGCGGTCTTTCGCATCCTGATCTAATTGCCCACTCGCATTGTCTATTTCGTTGTATGCCTCCTTCAAATCGTCCATGTGCTTGATAAGCAGTGCTACATTGGCCCCTTGACTTCCCATCGAAGACTCAAGGGATCGCTTCTGCTTGTCAGACAGTTCGCTCATCTTCTCAAGGGTCTTGATAAGGTTGACGTGCCCATCATTCGTCTTTACGACTTGGAGGCCATACTTCTCCATTTCGTAGCGACCATCTTTCATTTTGAGCAGAGAGTTAACGATTCCAGCCAGGATGGGGCCTGATCCGCGCGGGCCGCCAAGGTTGATTCTGTTGCCCTCGGCCATCAGTGCGAGCATTGTTTTCTGCGCGACATTGTTGACTTGTGCCGCTGTGCCGAGCATTCTGAGAGCCATTGACATGCGCATCAGGCCACCGCTGCCCATCGGGAACCGGGCCTGAAGAACAGCTATTTCGTCGCCAAACTCCTTCATCTGGTCGATAACGGGGCGACTCGTGTCTCCGAGGTTCTGGACGGCGGATGATAAGACTTTCGCCGCGAGTGGAGCCGTGTCTCCCATGACTACGGCTAATTTTGCTGCGGTCTCGGTCTGTTCTTTGATCGCCCCATCGTCACGGAACGTCTTGTACAGTTCCGTCATTGCCTGCATTGCTTCTTCTGCGCCGCCCTTCAATGGCAAGGAAGTTCCAATCTCGTCAGCCTGATGCTTATACCGTTCCATCGCATCCGCATTGGCGAGAGTGGCCTCTTTCAGGCCTACCATCTGCTCTTGCATGGCGGCGGCTGGCTCAATGACTGTCTTCAGCGCCTCGTATCCGGCAAACACTTCGCCGGCCGCCATCCCAATGCTGGCGAAGTTCTCCGCCATCTCGCTGAATCGGTCATTGACCTGCTTTAGAGGGTCAGTAACCTCGTCGCGGAGTTGGACGAGAACCTTCAGGATGGATGTTTGATCGTCTTCTGCCATTGCTTAGACCCTCGGAGGCCAGTTCCAGTGTCCTGGCTTCGGTTGCTCTGAGTATGGGACATAGCGGTTGAAGAATTGCCCTGTAGGATTCAGCACACAAAGACCAACGGTGGTCTGTGTCCCGGCATTGTCAATTACGAGATTCTCCACTGAAGAGTCGCCCGGCTTGTAGAGCTCGGTGATGATTGCAGCGCGCGGCTGTGGCGTGTACTCTCCCCCCGGCGTCCCATATGACTGGTAATGCACGATGCGTCCGACTGATGGTTTCTGTTCGTTCACTGTTTCCTCCGCTTCGGAATGCGCTTCTCAACGGCTCGGCTGTACTGTTGTAGAACTAGGTACCACCCCACCAAATCGCCTATTGACATGGAATCGATAGATTCAGGACTCACCCCTTCATGCACCATCGCGCCCAACGCTTCCATGCTTAGGACGACTGGTCTGTTTCCGCGTCCTGATTGGGTTTCGGAGCGTCCTGATTCGGTTTCAGGACACTGGAAATCCTCTGGAGCAAAGGGCGCAATACCTGAGAGACCTCGGCGCGAAACACCATCGCATCGTCGAAGTCCATCTCGTCAACGTCTTCCATGCGGATGCGTTTGCCATCCACAAGGGACAGCCGGGAAGCCAAGGCGTCCTGAATCTTGATGCTGTCGGCATTCTCGCCGGCGACCGTAGCGGCCAGGCGCTGGTCGCGGCCGGTCCCTTTGAGCAAGATCACGTGCTTGCCAGAGGGAAGATCGAACTCACGGCGAATCTGTTCGGGGGAGGGGGTTGTATCGGAAGTCAGTACGATGGGTCCTGTTGCCATTTGAATCACCTCACGCCGGTGCTCGGCTATGGTTGTGGCCCGGCTGGCCGTTGGAGATCAGCCGGGCATGGTAGTAACTATCCGCCTATGTTCGCGCGGTAACCGGCCAACTGGTCAACGCCGTTCACGACGTACTGATTCGAGAATGCGTCGAAGAGGTAAATCTGCTTGCCGCCTACGCTCAGGTCTACGTGGTAGACATCGAAGCTGGACGTGAACTCGACCAACTCCTGAGATTTGAAATCCACGTCTCCCACGTCGAACGGGACGCCGTTGAAGTTGTAAATAACGGGACTCTCGAAGATCTCTCCCGATGCCGAGAGTGTCTGGAGATCGCCCAGGCAAGCAATCCAGCACGTCTGACTCGAAAGCGCCACCCGCTTGATGGTGTCAGGATCAAACGAAGACCACTTGATGGTGGACTCCATCATGTCCCATCCGGTCGGGATCTTGATGCGCGCGGCCATGCCGAGGCCCTTGTAGTCTGTCCTGATGCGCTTGGGCTGGGGAATCTTGACTTCCGCGGCGCGCCCGAGGAGTTCGACGCCGTTCAGATACACGTTGCAATTCGACAGGCTGTTGATGACAAGATTTGCCACGGTGCGCTCCTTATGCGGTCACGTTGAAGTTGCTGGTTGTGCTGGTGCTCGTTACGGATGCCCCGAGGTTCGCAAGCAGGCTGGTGTTGATGGAGAAGTTGTAAATGATCTGCTCGGCCGGCGGCGGCGGCATCACGCTTACTTCAAACGTGAGTTGCCCATTCGCCAGACTCGCAGGGGGGTTGTCAACCGGGTTGTAGGTGACCGCGCTTCCGGCGATCAGCGCACCCTGCTGGATGAGCGAGTTGATAAACCCATTCACGCTCTGCAAGATCGAATTGATGAGGCCGTTGGTGATGGGCTTGTCAGCGAAGGGGAGCGAACTGTACTGGATGCTTTGCTCCACAACGTCGAGGGTCCTGCGAACGGCGAGGAACGTGGTGACCGCGCCGCTCGACGGAAAGCTCGATGCGCGGTTGCCCCATGTCCTGTAGCCGGTACCGTATCCGTTGAAGACCGTCATGATGCCGACCGCGTTCAGCGCGTTCGTGTCCGAGGTAGGATCGTAGGCGCTCATGTAGAGGTTGACATCAGGACCCAGAATCCCGTTGATGATAGTGTTCGACGGCGAGAACCAGAAGCCATTGGCAAGGTCGTTGGCTGCTGTAGCTCCGGCAACCCAAGTGCTGTACGGGGTGTCAACGGTCCCGGTCAAGGTTGTGTATCCGATGGCTCCCTGCGCACTCACCACGACGCCGGTGGGGATGATGGCGGTGGGAGTCTTCAACTGCCAAGGGAAGGTGAGTGCGAGCCGGTCGCTGGCTTGATTGAAGGCATTGCCGGAGGCTCCGCGGTTGGCGATGGCGGTTGCCACGGTCGTATTCGGCGGCGCATCGGTGAACGAGATGGCCCGGAGCTTCGTCGCCATGGCCAGCAGGTTGGCGCTGGTTGACGCATCGTAGAAGGTTGGGGTGATGAGCAGCTTGGCGAACAGGCCCATCGTCTGGAAGGTGGTCTGCAAGGCTTGGATGCCGGTATAGGTGCTTCCGGTCACGGTCCCGATGATGTCGGTATATGCAACCTTGGACGGGTCGCAGTAGGCACCGGAGACCTGCAATGCCTGCGCTGAGGTGATTGCGCCGCCGCTCTTGGTGTAGAGCAGGCCGTTCACGTAGTCGATGGTGTAGTCGGTGTTCTCGACGTAGGTCGTCGATCCGGCCTGGTTCTTGACCACGACGGTGGTAGGCGGTCCCGCAAAGGTCACGTTGAAGGTGGCACCGGTGCCGCTGCCCGAGGTGCTGGCCTGAGCTACAGGGTTCGCCGGGACAGCCGAGTAGCTTCCCGCCGTGGATACCGTGGCCGTCAGGACTCCAAAGACGCCAAGGTTGAAGGTCGCCCCGGTGCCGAGTCCCGTTGAGCTTGCCTGCGTCAGTGCCGCGCTGTTCACGGTGAAACTGCCCGCGTTGACGATGTTGAAGGTGGCCACTCCCAGAGTGATTGCCAGTTCGGCGCCAACCAGTCCACCGCCCGTCACAGGCTCAAGAGCGGGCGCCGTGGGGTTTATGGAGTAGGAGCCAGCCAAAGAGATCGACAGGACCGCGGTAATCGCGCCACCGGCCACAGTCACAGAAGCCTGAAAGCGTGTCCCGGTGCCAGTCGTTCCGGTCACAGTTTGAGTCCCGTTCGTGCCGCCGCTTCCACCGATCGCAACCGTTGCGCCCGTAACCTGGGTAGAGGTAACGGTGATTTGAGGAGCAACCGAAGTGGTTCCGCCTGCGAGCGTAACGCTGTCGCCGGGCGCGTAGTTGTGCGATGTAGCACCGCCCGCCGCATTCACCGCCAGCGAGACGAGCTTCGTTGTTGCGACGGTCAGGACTGCGGGAGTCGAAGCCGTTCCACCTGCGAGGGTGATCGTGTCGGCTGTTGCATAACTGTGGCTTGCCGCGCCGCCTGCCTGAGCCACGGTGTCAACCGAAGCGGTAGAGAGGGGAGTGTTGGGCAAGCCTGGACCAATTAGGCCCATGTGGCCGAGTGTCACCGGCACACTGTTGGATGCGGGTCCTGTCAAGGGATTGGTCGCAAAGGTGCTCTGATGCAGAAGCGGGTTGAACACGTCGATGACGATGACGGCCCCCGCGCCCTGGAGTTGAATGTCCGCAAGGGCTTCAGGGATGGTGTACCCGGCAATCTGCTTGCCGAAGTTCGATCCCTGAGAGGCGGACTGGATGAGCGTCGGGACGTTGATTCCGGGTCCTGCTCCAGACGATGCCGACCACTGCGGAGCCGAGCCGATGAGTCCAATAACTGCCGAGTTGACCACCTGAATGGATACGCCGTTGGTGTTGACCTCGGTTACTGTAATGCCATGGAAGAAACTCATATTTCTCCGCTCCTTTGCCGCCAAACGTGAAAAGGCCCGGACAGTGCTGGCTTATCAAACCAGAACCATCCGAGCCTCAGTGCTTGAGTACCCGTCGATACAAAGTGTATCAGGTTGCTACTCCGATGGAACGATGATCTGATCTCCGCTCGGAGTAACGTTGAAAATCGCTTGCTGCAAGTTCGCCAGCGCGTAAGAGGGCAGCAGCCGCGGGCGAACGGTGAGGACGTTGAAAGTCAGGTCGTACAGCCAGACGCGGCCTTGTGGGTCCTGTTCTGAGAATCTTTCCTCGGTGAAGTAGGCGTGACGGCATCCGATCGGCTGAAATCCCCCGAGCGCCGATTCAATTGCATCGATGAGCGCGTAGACTGAGCCGACCCCGCTGAGGTTCCACGCTGTCTTGCGCGCTTCAACGTGGACCTTGAACTGGAGAGTGCGCTCCTGGACCATGCTCGACGTTGCAAGCGGTTTCGAGAGTCCCGTGTTGCTGTAGGAAATCAGGACGAAAGCAATCGCCGATGAAGCCCACCACGTATCAAGATCGAAGGCCGGGTAGATGTAGACCGGAATTGCCAGCGAACCGGAAGCGAAGAACGCTACAAGCTGGGCGGCTATCTGGTTCTGAATCGAGTCTACGGTAAGGGACGCGGTAGGCGTGTTGGTCCTGCCGCCCCATGCCGTGGGGTCGATCTGTACCGGGAGCGCGCCATATGTTGGGTCGCTCATTTACGCGTTCGCCTTTGCGCTCAGCTTCTCGGCCCGCGCCGCCGCTTCCTCTGCCAGCTTCTGATGCTCAGCGGCACCCTTAGGCAGGTTGTCGCGGTAGGAGTTGGCCGCAGAACGGTAATGGTCCTGAGCTTGCCCGTGAGCGGCGGCCGCTTCCAGATGCTTGGCCTTCTGCTCGACAGTGAGTTCGGGCGGTGCCTGCCCATCATGAACGCCTCCCCAGCCGTAAGCCTTGCGCTCGTGATCACCCTTTGCCTGCGAGTGGTGCAGGCTACGGGCAATGGCCAGGTGCATCTTCTCTTCGCTGGCACCGGCGTCCCGCTTTGCCATCGCCATCCCGCGCGTCTGGCCGCATAGAATACAAGGGCAGCCCACGCCGTGATTGTTGTAGGGGTTGGGGGTTGCCGACTTCGCCATTCCCATTCTGGAGTCTTCGTAGAACATTTGTCACCTCGAATGCGGCAGTACGATTTCTACGCCGAAGTTCTGTTTGCTCTGACGTTGCGACGATGAGCCGGTAATTGTCAAGGTCCGATGCGTGATCCAGCAATCTTGCACCAGTCCGCCCAGGGTCAAGTCCGCCGTTGGCCCGACCGAATCCTGTATGGCGCTCTCAACCGCATCCGCAAGGTTGTTAAGATTTGAGACATTGGTCTCATCTGGAACTTCGCCTTGAAGGGAAACAACTGAAATCGTGCAGAGTAGAGATACCCGCGCAGGCGCAAATAGAACGCTACGGTCATAGATTTCACCGGCCTCCATCATGAAGAATGCGGGGTACTGCTCCTCAGCCAAGTCGGTATCAGGAACCGGACGACGGCCAGCATAGTTGAACGGGCTTGTCGGGGTCACGAGCGCCGCCTTCAACTGCGTGAAGAATGCCGAATATATCGTTTCGCGGCCGAGCGGGTTTCCCATCAGCAAGCCTCCACGCATTTAATAAACAAATTGCTTGACATTCTCATAGGGTTTGATAAACTCAGTTTGTACCTGAGAAACAGCCTCAACCAGAGGCGTTGGAGAAAGACATGAAGCTGACTATTACCCGCAACGATCCCTCCTACCCAGCCTACTATCCAGTATCCACGATAATTGATTCGATTCCGGATCGCGCACAACTCCGCAAAGTGCTGGCCGATAATATCCATCAATGCAGCGATAAAGATTACATCTCCATCAAGGTCATGTCTGATCGCGGATCTGTACTTTACAGTGGTCCTGCAAGCGGGATTAAAGGCAAAAGATTTTAGCATTAGTCGTACTCCGGCATGAATTCTCGGTCACCTTTTGGGTATTGGGCACCAAATGATTTCGGAGTGGTCCCGTTCTTGATGGCGTTGTAGTGCTCACTAAACCGAGAAGACATCATGCGGTCATAGGGGGCCCTGTCTCTTGTCTCGATGATTTCGTGTGCGTCGGTTTGAGAAGCGATATGATCCATCATGTCCGCTTTCGCTCTCTCTGACGCTTCTAGCATTCTATCGGTAGATGGAGTATGGCCGCCATCATCTTTGCGATCATTCTCTACTCGTCTTACGTTGATTTGATGAAGATCATTGATGGTTTTGATGCGTCGATCTCTAATGTTATCGGCCCAAGCTATCTGCTTTTCCGATCCTTGCAGTTTCGGCATCGCTTTTGGCTCAGCAGATTTTGCTTTCTCTGCGTTCTTGCCGGCGACGTGGTCCTTGACCTTCTGCGGCCCCTTATCCACTTCTCCGTCTTTCATATGGACATGCGTCCCGTTCATAGTGATCCATGAGCCGTCTTCGTCTTCGGCCTTGTGAAGATCTCCCTGAACCATCCCGATTCTCGGATCGTTGTAGAACATGGCTACTCTCCCGACTCCTTGATTCCTTCATCGACCGCTTGTTTTAGTCTCGCTTCAATCCATGCCCGGTTGGCGTCAAGAGCAGGACCCGCAAACGGCCGCGCCGGGATTGAGACGTGATGCACGAGAACGAAAAGCAAGTGGACGATGCCATCCATGACGCCGAACATGTAGACGTTGTTTCCCACGTTCGAAAAGAAGATCCGATCATAACCCGCGTCTGCTGCGTCCCGTGGTGCGAATCTTGCCACCCCTGCCGGCGTCAGTGCATCTTCCATGGGAATGGCCAGCATGTGGCCGTTGCTTGCATCGATCTCTGCGCCGAACTCTTGAGCGGGGCCGTACTTCAAGCCTTTCCCGGCCATCATGCCACCGGTCAGGCCGTGTTCATCTTCCTCAACTGGCATTGCCGCCATAGATGCAGCGAGGTTTCCAGACCGTCTCTTGAGTCCTGATTCCTCGAAGTGCTGCTGCCCGTACCTTGCGAGTTCTGCGCCGATGTTCACCAGTTGGCGGCGCGCGGCTGTTCTGATGGCAGGACCCATATGATCCAACCGTGCAGAGAGACGCTTGCCGCCTTCTAGGGTGATGTCCATGCTTAGCTGATGGTTCCGTTAAGGTTCGCGGTCACATACCACGAACCATTGAGCGCTGTGAGGTTGATGTAGTTGCCCGCGGCGCCCGTGAACGTGATGACGTGGCTTGCTCCGTTGACGCCATTGGGGGGAGTGGTGACCGTGTGAGCGTATGCCGTGTTGGAACGGATGAGCAAATTCGCCCCATCCATGCCACCAGAAACAGGAGCACCAGCAATAGGAGCAGCGAGGGTAAGAGCGGCGGCCGAGCCCGCGGTGATGAACACTGTCCCAGTGCAAATGGTGATGGGTCCCGATGCCGACACGGTTTGCGGAGGCTCAAGGATGCCAATCGCCTGAACGCCTGAAGTGTTGAAGCCGGGGGCGGTGGACGCATCGCCGGGAAGGCCGTTGTCCACCAGCGTGACGCTCTGGAGCGTGGCCTGTACGCCTCCGTAGGCATTCAACTGAACGCCGGGGACGCTGGAGGCAATCTTGCCCTGATTCGAGCCGCCGGCCGTGCGGTACACGTCGTAGACTGCGCCGGGAATCGTATTCCAGTTGATCGAGTTGGATGCGGCTGCCGAGAGAGTTGCGGCACCAGTGGTGATCGTCACGGAACCGGGGATGACGTCGCCGTTGACCTTCGCTACGACGACATAGGTGTACGTGGTGGACGCGGGCGCCAGCGGTGTCGCAGTGACCACAGGAGGAGCAAGGGGTACCGCCTGAATAGCAGTCGTAAGAGCAGCGATGACATCGGACTGCTGGGCGGGATTGGGGAGCACTACGTTAACAGGCATTTTTTGTTTCTCCTTTGAGGTTTCTGTTAGACGACACCCATGCCGTCGATGGGAAAGACTTCTTTGTGCGGCGTCAACAGCGCGATGGTAGACGGATGCGCGTCCTTCAGGAAGTAGTTGATGCGGTCAGGACCGACGCCGGATCCTGTATCGCCTACACGGGTCCTGTTCTTGAACAGCAGCGCCGATTGCTGCAAACAGGCCATTTGATAATCGTCAGGCACCATGCTTGCATTGCTTGGCAGGACCGGAATCGCGCCCTCGCACCGCCAGAAGATGCCGTTGTCGTTCGTGAGCGAGTTGCGCGTCTGAAGCCACGTTGTAGGGGGCGTAGCGCCCGTCGTGCCCGAGTTGACAGACTCATAGTAAAAGCCGCCTACCTGAATCTGCGCGTTGGACGCCGCAGTTGTCGTAATGGTCGTTTGCTGGTACGGGTAGAACGCCTGAATCGCCGCGCCTGGGCTTGGCGCAACCGTGAAGGTGATAGTGTTCCCTGCCAGCGTGTAGTCTTCGCCCACGCCTTGCGTCTGGACAAACCCGCGTACACTCATCAGTAAACCAGTGGCAGGACTCGGGGCATGGGACAGCGTGAAAACCTTATTGACTCCGTTCACGAGTCCTGTCGGCGTCTCTCCCGACTGCCACATGTTTGTGACCGTTGTCGTTGTCATTCCGATTACGGTATTTGGAGTCCATCCCGGCAAGGTCAGGACTCCAAGCTGCCCCGGAGTCATGAACCCACCAGAGTAGTTCAAAGTGATGTTCTGACGACCTTCCCAGAAGCACTCATCACGT